TTCCCATTCAAATTAAGATTTATTGCAAATATACGAAAATCAAACAATAAACAATAACATAAACCATTTATTTAACACACTTCACCCTTCGGCAAATTGGCCAGCACCTCATCTATGAAAATTGATCGGTAGTGCGGGCATTCCAGCACTCCCTTTTGCTTCGCTTCCCGATACACTCTGGAAAAGAGCTTTGCTTTCTCCTGGATTGTTGCTGGAATCTCTTCAATGGGCGTAGACAGAAATCGACATCCCCACCCTTTGCATGAAGGTGAAAGCCTACAGTGTTTTTGATTTTTCCACTGACACGAACAGTCATATATGCTTTGAACCATATATAATAAAACTCCAATATTCACATTGCAGCACTAACAATACATTTGCTAATGCTGCAATTATCTTTAATTAATCTTCTAGAACTTTTATCCTATTCCTTATGTTCGTACATATCGATCGCCTTAAAGAATTCATCCTCATAGTTATAAACATCATCAAGGCTTTCAATAACGTGTTTCACATCTTTCTTGTTTTCGTCAATAAACTGAACTACTATACCTAGTCAAGCATAATCTAACATTTTCCAGAATAGTCATATTATAAATCCCCCTTTAATGCACTATCTTTGATTTCTGCTTTAATATTACAATCTTTCAATATCTTTTCAACCTTTTTCCGATCTTCATCAATTGTTCTAGGTCCCATTGTTATTTCTAAATGCTCTAAAACTTCCTGCTTTAATGGAATATAAAGGGCTGTTCTACTCAGCTCCATTCCATTTCTATAAGCAGTACCAAGAGCCAACGGAAAGCTCAAAGGATGATTGCTCATTAAAGCCGGTTCAAACGGTTGTGCATGAATAATGAAACGGCTTTCATTCTGTAATCCCCATTCCCTTTTCTTATAAATGCCAATATTATCATGTTTAAACGCAACTCCTTGATCAAAGCATTTGATAGCTTCTTTATAATATAGCTCAATATTTTGTTCATATTTCACATCAACAAGACCGACTTTATTAATATAAGAACTGACTACAAAATTTTCAAAACAATATTCCCTATTATTATAAAATGATCTATTAACAGTTCCCACATCGTAAGTTTCAAACATATCCTCATCCAAACTTATCCTTACACCTTTATTCCCTTTCCCGTATCGATTCCATAAATCAATATTTTCCATTTCCGACTTAGTCCAACAACTCACAAAAGTATATTTACCTAATTTTATATTCGTATCATAAACCGTTGAGTCATATTTATATTCTGCTTTATCATCCACTTGGTCCAAACGATTAAACTTTATACTTTTGTTCTTAAGAATCATTTCTAATGTTTCAATAGAAGTATAATGATGTATTTTCATCTTAGATTTAATTATAAGTTTATCCTATTTTATTTGATTTTTGTAGATTGCATTCTTGGCATAAAATCTAAAGCTCCCCACACTAGTATCACCTACTTCATTATTACATTGTCTAACGTTTTTTCGTATTAAACAATCATCATCCTATTATAATTCTAATAGTTTTTTTCTATTAGTCCAATTAACGACTACAGACTCCGCTTCATCCGATATCAAGTCAAGATATTGTTTCAATTTTTCAATTTTATATCCTGAAGCTTGATCATTCACAACCGTCACACGCCTATGTATCTGCTTTTTTAGCATTGTCCTATTTATTAACTGGAAATTCATATTAGAACGTCCAATACTACCACGAAAATAAAATTCAGTAGTACCAGTTACGTAATTAAACAATGTAAATCTATCACTTCTTTTAACAACAGCATTAAATTTTATATCCTTATACCTCTCATCAATAAACCCATTAAACGACAATTCCTTCTTATCAAACCCAGCTGTAAGAAAGTTACTCACCTGCGTACGGAATCTCTTTTGCAAATCCTTATCCTTATCATCTTGAAATTTTATAAAAGAAGAACTTACCACGGTTGAAATAAAATTAGACACCTCAAGAACCAAATTTGGTACTAATTCTTTTTTCATTGTAGTTTTATAATAATAAATTTTATTGTTTGATTCCGTCTCACGTATAGAATATTGTTCCTTATAATAAGTGAACAGTCTTAAATAAGACTCATCATCACTATCGAAAAAATTATTATAGTAATTTTCACTAATCCAACCACCATCAGTAATAATGTAATAGCCCTCTCTTTCTGTTAGAAAAACAGAAACAAAGCAATCATTTGTGGTAAAGAAAGGCGTAATTATTTCTATGGTCTTTCCATATTTTTTCACTTTCCACAAAGAACTAAATGACGCTATTATAATCTTTATTATATCTTCCATGATTATTCAATATCAAATTGTACATTTTCTAAAGGATCAATATTTTCTTCCATTTTAAAAGGAAGAACACCTGGGGTCGAAATTAAATCAAAATTTTCAAATTTTATATTGGCCTCCTGCATAAAATGCAAAACACACATAGAAATATCTTCCAAAACTTTTGATTGCTTTTCATCCAACAGCACCTTTGTCTTGTAAGCTATCTCCTTTCCATCAGCTACAAACCGATGAAAATGAGGAGTTGGAACTTGTTGTTCCTCTATAGGAATAGGCAAATTGGAATTCCTATGAGAAGGTCCCGTAGAATCATATCTAAAAAAAGGTCTTTCACAAAAAGGAACACAGCGTAAAATGAATTTAAAATCTTTTTCTTCAGTTTCTTTTTGTTGTATGGTAAAAATTATATCATCTGGTAAGACATCGCTATAAGTAGGAGTATTTTTTTCTTTATAATCCGGTCTGCTATTTTTCTTTTCGTCAAGAACGATTTTGTTATTTAACAAAATTTTCTCTTCATCTATTAAAGAGCAATAGCTTTTATAATTATCTCTAACTTTAATATTGACTTTCATCTTTAGCTTATATAAACATTGTGTTTAAAATGGTTCTTATTTAGGAATAACTCTTATAAAATGATATGTAACAGTTCCATATTTTGTTAGAAGATAGTCATTTACATACATTCTTGCTTCAGAATTTAGTTTTTCTTGAGAGTTTGAATTAGACACAAATTCTAGATTCTGTATTTCTCCATTATATTCAAATATAGCTATATATTCTTTCATCATTATCCTATTTTATTTGATTTTTGTAAATTACATTTTTGGCATAATAATTGAAGATTCTCCACTGTAGTCGCACCACCTTTGGAAAAGGGAATAATATGGTCAAGCTGCAGGTTTTCAGTAGAACCGCAATAAACACATTTTCCTCCATCCCTTCTCCAAACTACATCAACGACTTCTTTAGGTATAGGAGGTCGCTTATTTGCTTCCGGAAAGATTTCTCCCTCATCCATTAACTCTTGCAGTGCAGCCTTTTCTAAGTCTTGCTTTCGTTTCTTTGCAAGAAGCTTCTCTTTTATTTTATTTATTGCTCTCCTGTTTTCCAACTCATCAATCCATTTTTTATACTCCATAATACTAGATTCAGACGTATCAATATACAATAAATCAGATTCAGTATCAGAAAATAGCACTCCATGCATCTCCCATTCTTTAGCCATATAAGTCAAGACGCCTGAATATTCAGACTTTAGTGAAAAAGATTTTTGACCAATCGGCTTTAAAATGATGAAGTCTCCTGAACTAATCAAGCATGTCTTATATCCTTCATATAAGATAGCGCATATAGGAACATCTACATATATACATGTGCATTCTTCATCCGGAACAAAATGAAGATATTTCTTTCCGTTCAGATTTTTCCAGTTGAGCATATTTTTCTTATTTTGCCGACATACACATAAGTACTCGATACACGCCGTACACCTCTGACAAAGGAACGTCAAAGTCCGAGAATTTCGGGTCCGGGTTAACCGAATGGCATTTCACATAACCTTCCTTACCCTTACATTGATGAAGTTCCTTTACTATAACCCCATTTGCAGTGTCCAAAACGTATGTTTTACCCCAGTCTATAAAGATATTGGGGTTTATCTTCTTTATCAAAATACGGGAACCTGAGGGGTATTCAGGTGCCATACTATCTCCATATACTGTAATGGCAAAGTCTACATCTTCAATGGGTGAAATTATAGCCTCACAATTTTGGAGCATTGCGCCTGGAGTCGCAAAACCCGTAAGCGTTCCTCCCATAGCTGACATGGGAAGAAGATATGTAGTGTAGCCTCCCATATCCCCTTTGTTTCGACTATCATTTATCGTACTTTCCAAAAAAGAAGATACAACAAATTTAGCCACGGACTCAGAACCGTATGCTTCTTCCAGCCTTTTTTTCTGTATCGGTTCTAAGTCTCTCATAGTCTTTTCCATTCCAGAGATATTTGACTGCTGACATTTTAGAATCTCTGCCAATTGCTTTTGAGTAAGATTAAAAGCCTGTCTAAATCCTTTCAAATCGTACATATCACTAATATATTAAGCCTATAATGATAATTAAAGTTAATATCAGTGATATTTATAGGCTAATATCATTGATATATCAGTGATGTTAGTATCTTTGCAACATCAAACAATAAACAACAGCACAAAGGAACGAAAAATAGTTCGGAAGTGCAAAAATATTGACTAACTAAAAAGAGGTAAACTCTGTGTTCTTTGACTTATTGACACCCAGCAATATAATTTAAGGGTAGATAATAACATTATTTCTATTTTGTATTGCTTGATATAAGAAACATCCAATAGCAGAGATGCGGTGACTTGGAGTAGGCTTATATAATACGACAAAATAATCAGTCCGCAAAATCCTCTTTAGCAGTAAGCAAACAGGTTAGGGGTCTGTACGCTGATTGTTACCCGTACGGTGGTCTTCCACTTCGTGATGTCATAATCGGATTATGGTACGGGTTCTCATTTAGACCCACATGGTGTCTTTATTATACATTTCCAAGTTATTGATTTTGATTTGTATTCTTTTTGTTGAAATTTTAGGTTTGCCATTTTGTTTTTCTGTTTTAGTACCGCTTTATTAATTATAAAAGGTGCTTCTTGATTGTCTGTGGCAATAAAATGATTATGAATATCTTTTTTCTTTATACAAATGTGATGCTTCAAATGTAAATGACGTTTTAAATCAGTTCCATAACCTTCAATAGCCAAATTACATATTTTGCATTTGACTCTATATATGGTATTCCTTTTCATTTTTTGGAAAGGTTCTCAATGGTTCTTTGCTGGCTCTCAATAATAGAAAGCAAACGCTCATTAGTAATAGGTGCTAAATCTACGGTTTCGAATTGTTCTCTGAACATATTCCCCTTTCCTCTTAATAACCAATCAGGATTCACATCATCTATACTATTTAGTACAAGCAGTACAGGTTCTATACCAAAACTCTCACCTGCACGCATAAGTTTACGCACATACATTTCTGATTTACCTATCAAGGCAGCAGTATCTTTTACGCTTAGATTCTTTGATTTAAGTATTTCAGCGAATCGTTCATTTATAGTCATATTGTTAATAATACTAAATGGTGTAATATATTATACTATTTGGTGTTGATTTTATACTGATTAGTATTACCTTTGCAGCATCAAACAACAAACAATAAACAAAGAAAGCAAGTTTGAGTGAGATAACCAAATAAAAGTAATAACTAAAAAGAGGTAAGACAATGAAAAGATTCGATTTACGACAGATTATGAGAGATGCCCACAGAACTTACAAGTATGTAGGCAAGAAACAAGGCAAGACCTTCGGTGAAGTTCTGAAATCAACATGGAAACTGGCAAAACTGAATGTTACAATGCAGGAAGAGCTGGCAAGACAACAGGAAGAAAGAAACAACAAAGTGTTCACTCCGGTCAAAGCAGAAAAAGTCACTTTCAAAGCCGAATGGTCAGACTGCTACAACTCCAACAGCCGTGGATATTTAGACTCCCAGTACTGCGGAGATTAATAAGGACATTAATCAGGATTATCCTGTCCGGTCTCGATACCGGAAACAATCCGTAAAAGGTATGGCAGGAACTACATGGAGTGATTGCCCTTAGCAATCCGTTCCAGAAAGCGATACTGGCGCTTACCCTCAATCCCAGCATAGAGGACGCGAGAACTAACGGTCGAAGCAAGCAGCCTGTAACAAGGTCGATGCAAGCAGCCGGGCGAAGTAAGGGCAATCATGCCCCGAACGGTTATGCAGTGAAGAACAGTAGCTGACAACTCCGGTGGGAAGACCAGAGAGAGGTTATCGGGGCACAAACTAATAATATCTACTTATGACAATGAAAGCAATAATTGAAAAAATAGTAAAAATACGTCCTACACCCTATGGATTTATAGGAAAAGATGATACCGGGATAATCAACAAAACCGTTGTCATAAAGTTGTTCACTATCCCGATATACAAGAAAGAAATTTTAGTTCAGAAGAATATTTGACAGCTCCTGAAAGCTAAATTCCGTATGGATTTTAGCTCCATTTTGAAATAAAATCAATGTACCTTCATCGGTAGGCTTTACAAGCTGAACTGCACTTGCATTGATGATGCACTTTTCACCATCCACGGTGATTTCAACAAACTTGTTCATAATACTTAATTTTTTGTTTGACACCACAAAGTTAAGTAAATCCCCCAATAAAAGCGTGATGCCGCCAATCGGATTGGTTTGGGGGAACAAAACTAATACACAATCAAATGAAAGCAATATCAATATTATGCGCAGTATCATACGCGATACTCCTTATTACCATGTGCGATATGGGCGTATGGTTCTGGATAGCATCCACCGCCTTCGCGGTAACATCATTAGTGATAAGCAACGAACTTGACAATATTGAAAATCAAAAAAAATAAAGCTATGACAACAGTAGAAGAATTACAAAGCATGACACACGAAGACCTTGTAAGACGTGTACAAGAACTGGAACAAGACCTTAAAGAAGTCAAGGAACAGAGCGACATGTGGTTCGATTCGTTCACCCGCCTACAGGCACGACACGAAAGCAGCATTAATGCTCTAGACAACATTGTTAAACTCGCTAAATTGAAGTAATATGGTAAAAGTAACAGAAAATTGGGCGGCCACATTGAGAGCGATGAAGGTAGGTGATATCGTTGTGTTCCCTGTGCGTGCGATATCTTCCGTCAACACAACCATTTCCAGACTAAGATTGGAGATGTGTGTAGAAAATGCCGATTGGAAACGAACAGGAGAGGTTGACCGCAAGCGCGGAGAGTTCAAAATCCAGCGTGTGTCATGATTACGCTATCAGAGCGCGAGCATCTTGTCGCCGAACAATATTGCAAGGGTTTGGCCGACAAGGAAGTAGCCGACAGTCTGCAACGCTCGGAATGGACCATCAAAGCACAGAAGCGGGATATATACAAAAAGCTGGGTATTTCCAAAGATACCGAGCTTGTATTATACATGTTCTGTGAGCGCATGAAGATCAACTTCGATATAAAAGAGATACGTAAACACGGGCTTGAGCTATTCTTCTCCATCCTGTTCCTTGTCATTGCCGCATTGGATTTTCATCCCGACATGAGACAATGCAGCAGAGCAAAGACAAGAACCACCCAAGTATCAAGAACAAGACGAACAAAAACAGATTCAGATTATGAACTATACAGTTAACAACCAACTACGGACATCCATCTTATTTGATGGAACGGCAGAAGCACGGCTAGCAGACATCCTAGCCATCATGGACACTCATACATTCGGTAAAAGAGAAGCGGCCAAAATAGTTGGAGGCATAGGAAGGCTTATCAGACTGATCGAAGAAAACAAAATACGTTCCGACAAGCCTACATGCGCACAAAACGGGAAATGGTTCTGCAATGCCAGTGATGTCCTGCGTTATGCACAGGTCAAAATGCCAAGGAAGCCTAGAAAATTAAAAAAGAAAGTGGCATAAGCCACACGGGTAATTAGCTTAATGGAAAAGCGGTATTCACTTTTTTCTTTACGTTCAGACGGTTTGTGATTGTTTTCAGTAGGAATACAGATACAGGTTCGAATCCTGTATTACCCACACCCAAAGAGAGGGAGCCGTACACCCTTTAAACGTAGCCATGTTAGAGACTTCAAGGCAGTGAAGCAGAGAGCAATTTGTTAGATAATAATTTAACCCAAAGCCGCTGGAAAGGACAGCGTGAGGTGAGAGCCCTCTTTATATGTTATATTCTATATCCTTATTTATCCCGGTGTGTCCTGGCCGACTATCCGGGAACTATTTTTTTAACTCATTTATTAACCACTAAAAATTATTGATTATGGGACTTATCAAAAAACCTAACGAACTGACAGTTAAGAATGCCCTGTCGGCATTAATCTACGGACAACCTGGTATGGGAAAGACCACACTGGCGTTAAGCTCTCCCCAGCCACTACTCCTGGACTTTGACGGTGGCGTTCACCGTGTGAATGCAGCCCACCGTGTAGACACCGTACAAATTTCCAAATGGGAAGAGGTGGATGAAGTTCTTACGAGCGGAGAAATTGCCGAATACAAGACCATCGTTATTGATACGGCAGGAAAAATGTTATCCTTCATGGATAAATATATAATGAAAAACAATCCCAAAATGAAGAAAGCGGATGGCACACTGTCCCTGCAAGGATATGGAGTACGAAAGAATATGTTCATCAACTTCGTAAACCAAGTCACACTAATGGGTAAATCAGTAATATTCGTAGCCCATGAACGCGAGGAAAAGAACGGAGAGGACAAACAGATACGCCCGGAAATCGGAGGTTCTTCTGCCGGTGACCTGATTAAAGAGCTTGATCTTGTAGGCTATATGGAAGCCATAGGTAAGGACAGAACCATCTCTTTTGATCCGTGCGAGAAATTCTACGGTAAGAATACCTGCAATCTTCCGGCACGCATAAAGATACCAGTTATCATTAATGCAGAAGGTACAATCACCGGACCGAACGACTTTATGACAAAGATTGTAAACACTTATCAGACCTATCAGGAAAAACAGGCAGAACTGTCCTCCGAATATGAAGGTCTTATGGAAGTTATCAAGGAACAGATAGCCATGGTAGCGGATGCGGACACGGCCAACGAAGTGAAACAATCACTGGAGAGCCTGCAGCATATCTTCGACAGCAAATTACAAGCAGGTATGCTACTGAATAAAAGATGCAAGGAATTAGGGTTGAAATTCGACAAAGTAAAAAAAATATATGAAGCAGCCTAGTTATAGAATCTATCCCTCATTACTTGACAAATTCGACAAGTATCTGAGAGCTGATGAAGAAGTGGAAAACTTCTGGAACATTGATAATGAAACCGGAGAGTATAAACGCTCTCCGGAAGAAATCGAAGAGAGCCTGAAACAAGACCTTCTGGATGCTATCAACCGTGTACCGTTTGAGAGTGAAGCAGCCGACAAGGGAACAGCCTTCAATGCTATCATTGACTGCTATGTCCATTGCGAAAATCACGTGCCGACAGAGCGTTCCCCCTACTCCATCATTGGCGATAAGGAAACCAATACTATACAAGTAGCTTTCCCCGCAACGGATATCGCACCTGCACGGCATTTCCTTTTCGACAGACAATGGTGTATAGAACAGGCAGAGTATTTCAAAGGCTCATTAAGTCAGGTCTATGTATCCGCCATTCTTCCTACCCAGTACGGAAATGTGGAGTTATACGGATTTATCGACGAACTCCGAAAGAATGTTGTTTATGACATAAAATCCACATCTAAATACGAGTTCGGCAAATACGCCCACGGGTGGCAGCGCCATGTCTACCCTTATTGCCTAATTGCTTCCGGTCAGATGGAAAACATAAAGGCATTTGAGTTTACGGCTTATGCGCTGAAAGGCGGTACCAGCCGCACACCGCTTATCAGTGGTACGCAATATCCGGAATATTATACTTACAATCACGAACAGACAGTGAAACTGCTCACGGCACACGTAGAACATTTCATAGAGTTTTTGGAAGCTAATAGAGAATCTATCACGGACAAGAAGATTTTCGGACTGGAATAATGGCACAAGAAGCTATCCTTATAAAAGAAAAAGGTGTGGTAACACTGAACAAGTCCTTTGATTTTATGTGCTCGCAGCTCCGTAACGGTCGTTACAGGTTAATTATCGAACGTTACACAGAGCCGCGCACATTAAGTCAAAACGCCCTGATGTGGCTTTGGTTTACCTGCATCGAGCAGGAAACAGGAACAGAGAAAAATGTAGTCCATAAACACTACTGCCGTAAGTTTCTGAGCGAAACCGCCTATTTCCAAGGAATAGAGGAAGAAATAGTCAGAGGCACATCGGAGCTGAACACCGTTCAGATGACGGACTTTTTGAATAAGGTCAAAGCAGATGCAGCCACGGAACTGGGAATAACACTTCCCCTTCCGGAAGACCGTTATTATAACGAATTTGTCAACGAATATAAATATAGAAGATAATGAAGATCATAAAAGCTAAAATCACCAAGGACAGTACCTTGGTGGCCACCTACAAGGATGAGAATGGTACAACCACCGTAGAAGGCAAGAACCTGGTAACATCAGACCTTATCAATGCGTTCAGCAAGCTGAATCCCCACGCCGCTTTGCTTACAGAACAGAAAGAAGTGGACGGTATAGAATCAGTAGATGAAGTGCCTGATATCATAGGACAGGTGCTTGACGTTACAGGGTATTCCATTGGCGGAGATGGAGATAATGAAGGGGTTACTCTGATAGCCAAACGTTTTCTCAAAACAGGAAAAGTTCTGAACCTATGCGCTCCGTTCACCATGTTCAATAATGAGAATGAATCGTATATCAATGCCTTCGAGCTGGAGCAGGAAATCCAATCCTGTGAGTTCGAAGTCAAAGAGTATCTGTTCAACAAAAAATGGCGAATTGTACAACAGGAACTTCCGTTTGAGGAAGACACGGCGAACGCAGACGTACAACCGGACGCCATTCCAGAAGCCGGTACAGACTTCAATCAAGAGGTTGCGGAATTCCAGCAGGCTATGAATGATGCAGGGGTTGACATAATAATGAACGGAAAGAAAATTAAATCACGTAAACCACGTAAAGTCAAACAACTTGCATCATGATACCGCCGTCCCCATTTTGCGTAACTACTACCCCCAACTGCTTCAAACTAGCCTTCCCATATCATCCAAGATTAGTGGAGCTGGTCAAACGGATTCCAAGTGTAAAACAGAATATCCGGGCAGCCTATATCGCTGACGAAAAAGCTTGGAAGGTTTCTCTACAAGATAAGGAATACGTGAGGATGATGGCAGATTGGGCGGTACAGACAAGGATATGCAGCCGGGTACAGCACAAAGTGACAACAAGAGAGTATAATGACTATACTATTCCCGACCTTCCAAAACTTACGGTTCCACACGGATTGCTGTTAGAACCGTACGAATATCAGAAAGAAGGCATCGCTTATGCGCTACAGCACAAGCGGTGCATATTCGGGGACCAACCGGGACTGGGAAAGACATTACAGGCAATAGGCACGGTTACGATAGCAAAAGCGTATCCGTGCCTTGTCATTTGTCCGGCCGCATTGAAAATAAACTGGCAACGTGAATTTAAGAAATTTGCCGGAAAAAATGCCATGATTCTGGATGATCGCAATAAAGCCAGTTGGCACCGTTTCTTTGAGACTAAATGCTGCAACATATTCATAACAAATTATGAATCACTGAAAAAGTTTTTTGTACTTAAAGTAAAGGAGGATGCACGGTTTACCATGAAATCCATTGAGTTTGACCCGCGAATATCGTTATTCAAATCCGTAGTCATTGACGAATCACACAAGTGCAAATCCACCAAGACCCAGCAATCCAAGTTCGTAGAAGGAATATGTAAAGGCAAAGAATATATCTTGGAACTGACGGGAACCCCAGTAGTGAACAACAATACAGACCTTATACAACAACTCAAGATAATGGGACGATTAGAGGATTTCGGAGGATACAAGTATTTCGTAGAGAGGTTCTGCGATGGACCTAAACAGTCAAGCAATGTGAAAGAACTGAACTGGAGGTTATCATCGACCTGCTTCTTCCGGCGCGAAAAGGCCAAGGTACTCACTCAGTTGCCGGACAAGTCACGCCAATATATAGAGGTGGACATATCCAATCGCAAAGAATACGACAAAGCGGAAGCCGACCTGATACAGTATCTCCGAACTTACAAGAATGCGGACGATGAAAAGGTGGCCAAGGCATTAAGAGGCGAAGTAATGGTGAAAATGGGAATATTGAAAGCCATATCAGCCAGGGGAAAAATCAAAGTCTTTTCCGAATTCATCCATGACGTGATTGACGGAGGTGAGAAACTGATAGTCTTTGCTTACCTGAAAGAAGTAGTACAGGAATTAAAGAAGATATTCCCTGAAGCTGTCACCGTTACAGGCGAAGACAATGCTACTCAAAAACAGACAGCGGTAGACCGCTTCCAAAACGACCCTTCTTGCAAGCTGATCATCCTTAACTACAAATCAGGAGGTACAGGTCTTACATTGACAGCTTCCAGCCGTGTGGCGTTTATCGAGTTCCCATGGACTTTCTCCGATTGTGAGCAGGCAGAAGACCGAGCACATCGGAACGGACAGAAGAACAACGTAAACTGTTACTACTATCTTGGGAAGGATACTATCGACAAATATATGTATGATGTCATTCAGACCAAAAAAGGAATAGCCAACGGAGTGACAGGGACGGATGATGTGGTTAAGGAGAATGTGGTAGATATGGCAATGAACCTATTCAACGGAAGAATATGAGGAAACAGACAACACCATTATCAGAAAGCCAAATACAACATGATTGTTTGGTATGGTTCCGGTTACAATATCCCAAACTGGCTCGTATGCTTTTTGCAGTGCCCAACGGTGGCAAACGTGATGCCAAGACAGGAGCACGGATGAAGTATGAAGGAGCAGTGAGAGGTGTGGCAGACTTGATTTTGCTCATACCCAAAAAGGGATGGGCCTCCCTCTGCATAGAAATGAAGACACCGAAAGGCACACAAAGCGAGCACCAACGAACGTGGCAGACAGAAGCAGAGAGATACCAAAACAAGTATGTTATCTGCCATTCCCTGCAAGAGTTTATGAACGAAGTTAATTCTTATCTTCTATGACATATTTGGACTATATAAACCAATTTTGGCAAACACAGGATAACGTGCAATTTTCCCCGAATGAGGCTTACCTGTATTTCTATCTTCTAAAAGAATGTAATACTCAGGGCTGGGAGAATCCGTTCGAGTGTCCCAACAGACGAATCCTTCTCTCAATCGGTATGAGCGAGCCTACCTTGATTGATTGTAGAAACAGATTACAGCAAAAAGGTTTGATAGACTTCCAAGCAGGAAAAAGAAGGTCAAAATCCCCTGTTTATTACTTAAATAATTTAAGCAAAGACTTTAGCAAAGACTTTAGTAAAAGCTTTAGCAAAAACTTAAGTAAAGACTTAAGCTCTTATAAAGAATATAGAATTAAGAATAATAATAACTCTAACGAGTTATTTAAGCCCGAGCAGGAAAAACCTAAAAAGAAGCCTTCAAAACCAAAAACCGAATTTATAGCCCCTACCCTGGAACAGGTGAAAGATTACTTCCGTGACAAGCTCCCGGACTGGGAGCAGCAGGCAGAGATATTCTTCTACCACTTCGATGCGCTAAGCTGGAAAAACACCAACGGGGCTAAAATTGAACGATGGGACAGCCGGGCCAACCTTTGGATAATCGAAAAAAGACTTCAAAATGGAAACAAGACTTCAAAAACAGATCACTGTGATAATGTCCCCAGGACAGATACCCCAATCCAGGAAAAAGCCGGAGACACTGACACCGCTCCAGCAGATCTTGAGAAATGGATCAACAGCCTCCCAATTGGTTGACAACTGGTCCGGCACACAAGCCCAGCTGAATTGTAACCTGACATTAGCACAAGCAATCAGGATTGAGGGTATTCCCACCCTTGCGGACATCAATGCTGTCTTCGGCAACGCCACATCAGTCAGGATTATCACAGAGCACCTGCAATCAATCCTCCGATACGCAGACATTGATATCGCACCTCAACAACTTGCCGAAACGGCGCTAAGCATATTGGCCAGCTATTATTTTCTCAATCTGGCCGAGCTTTGCATATTCTTCACACATCTTAAAAACGGGAGCCGTGGACAGTTCGTCTGGGGAAACAGGATAAACAACCAGTCCATTATGGTAGCCCTATCGGACTTTTGCAGGGATAGAAGAGACGAGCACGTCAAACTGTCCAATGAAACCGCCATGAAACAATCCCAAAAAGGTTTCACCCGGATAGAAGATGCAGCGTGCGCCATGATTGAGGGAGTAAAAAACATTCAGGAGCTCAAAAAAAAGGCTAAAAACGATTTCAGCGCCTTCACAGAACTTTTTCCTAACGTTCCCAACAACCATACTGCCTACACCTATTGGAAGGCATACGGGGGAAATGAGGATGCAATACGGGCTATATACGGAGATAATGCACCACCTCCCAATATAGCAAGCGACGATATAGGAAAATTCTTATGCGAGTATAACATCAGAATCAATCACAAATAAATATTATCAACCACTTCAAAATTAAGTAACCATGGCAAAGAATGACAGTTTCAAACAGGCAATCAAAGCCTATCTGGACAAACGGGCGGAAGAAGATTCACTGTTCGCCCCCAAATATGCGAATGAGAAGAAAAGCATTGATGAATGCTGTAGTTATATCATGGGTGAAGCCAGGAAGCGTGGTAACGCCGTAGCGATTTCAGACGAAGAGGTCTACGGGATGGCAGTGCACTACTATGATGAGGACGATATCAAAATAAACCGGCTGCCTGCCGGAGAGAAAACGTCCGTATCATCCTCCGCCAAACCTGTGGAACTCACCGAAGAAGATAAGAAAGCGGCACGTGACAAAGCAATCGCACGGCTGGCGGAAGAACAATACCAGACACTCAGGAAGAAAAACGTCCGAAAGAAAGCGGATGATAATGTCCAACAAATGAGCCTGTTCTAATCATGAAACCGAGAACGAAACTTGAGAAACGTGTAACCGAACTAAGCGGCAAACTGTCCGCCGTTACCGAAGTACAAAAAGAATGGGCGAAAGAACATATATTCACCCACGAAGCATATAGGTGCAAGGATGAGCTATGGTGTTCCGAGTGCGGCGGAACATGGATAGACACAAGCAATAGCGAGCTGGGAACCACCCTGCTCGGTGATACGACCGAATGCCCGTACTGCCACCACAAACTGGACGTAAAGGTCAGCCGGAAACGAAAAGTCGAGGAAGAAAAGTACATGTCCATCTTACAGACCGCCGGAGAGTTCCAGATCATAAGACATATACTATGCTGCAAGTACGCCAGAAAAAGGAATTTTGATTTGAACAGCAGACAGGATTATATTCACTATGCTTTCTTTGAAGTGGTTCAGGAATGGATCACCGTCGAGGGGAAACGCACCATCATGGCAAAACCGATGAATATGGGAAGCAGCGGATGGATATATTCGGAACCACTGAGCATAAAGGGTGAATACGGCAGTTACAGCTGGAATTATCGTGGAGACCTATATGCGATATGGGGATGGATATATCCAAGAAAGAAACTGATCCCGGAATTGAGAAAGCGGGGAATCGGGAAACGGTTCCCCGATGTACCCCCCTCAAAACTTGTACGAGACCTTCTGAAAGGTGGCAATGATGCGGAATTATGTATCAAGACCGGACAGACGGATATGTTAAAGCACATGTACAAAACGGGCTATTACCAACTCCGATATAAACCGTCCTTCAACATCTGCAACCGCAACCGTTATATAATCAGAGATGCAAGCATGTGGAATGACTATATAAGCCTGCTGTCCTATTTCCACAAGGATCTGCATAACGCCAAATACGTATGTCCCAAAAATTTAAAAGCCGAGCACGACAGATTACTAAGAAAGAAAAATGAAATTGAGGCAAGGCAAAGAAGGGAAAGGGACAGAATAAAGGCTATCCAAAAAGAAAAGCAGCTCAAGGAGGATATAGCATCATTCTACAACCGGATGGAAAGATTCTTCGGCATGGAAATCAAAGGCGACGGTATAACCATCCGTCCGCTTGAAAGCGTAACCCAGTTCTACAAGGAGGGCAAAGTCATGCACCATTGTGTATACGCCAACAGGTATTACAGACGCAGTGAATGTCTGATCATGACAGCCATAGCCGGAGAAAAACATGTGGAAACCATCGAAGTGAATCTTAAATCGTTTCAGATAGTACAGTCAAGAGCCGTATGCAACGGAACATCAGAGTATCATGACCGCATTATCCGGCTGGTGGAGAAGAACATGAGTTTAATCAAAAAAAGAATAGCATAATGAAAGATTATATAGAATTTTTAAAAGACAAGATGGCAATCAGCCATCAGACTGGGTTTGAAGTCAGACCGGAAGAAATTTCCCCGTATTTATACCCTCATGTGAAAGATACAGTACGTTGGGCTATTTCCGGCGGTTGCAGGGCGATATTCTCCAGCTTCGGTATGCAGAAAACCGTAACCCAGTTGGAGATACTGCGGGTGATCCTGAACCGCACAGGAGGCAAAGGGTTGATAGTTTGCCCCAAGCGTGTAGTAGTGGAGTTCCTGACACAGGCCGAAAAGCATCTGGGTATGAAAGTGACCTATGTACGTACTATGCAGGAGGTGAAGCAATGTCCGACCAATATCATGGTGACAAACTATGAACGTGTCCGTGACGGCGAGGACGGAATAAGAATAGAACCTTCCTACTTTACCGTTACCTCATTGGATGAAGCGAGCGTGTTACGTGGATTCGGAACCAAGACCTATCAGGAATTTCTTCCTCTGTTTGCAGAAGTTCCGTACAGGTTTGTTGCCACTGCCACGCCATCACCCAACAGATACAAGGAACTGATACACTATGCCGGCTACCTTGGAGTGATGGATACCGGGCAGGCACTTACAAGGTTCTTCCAGCGTGACAGCAGGAAGGCGAACAATCTTACCCTCTATCCCCACAAGGAAAAGGAATTCTGGTTATGGGTCAGTACATGGGCATTATTTCTTACAAAGCCATCTGATCTCGGTTATCCCGATACAGGATATGAGTTACCGGAGTTACGGGTACATGAAGAAGTTGTGAGTGTGGACAACTCCACTGCCGGCACCGACCGTGACGGGCAGGTGAAAATGTTCCGTGAGGCTGCTCTCGGTCTGGCTGATGCGGCAAAGGAACGCCGGGACAACATGACTGAGAAAATAGCCCGTGTGGTGGAAATAATCAACCGTTCCGAAAACAAGGATGATCATTTCCTTTTATGGCACGACTTGGAGGCTGAACGTGAGGCACTCTGCAAGGCAATTCCCGGATGTAAGGCTGTGTACGGCTCGCAGGATGATGAGGAAGCCGACAGGGTGATAGCGGACTTCAAGGATGGCCGTCTGAAATATCTGGCCGCCAAACCTGAAATGCTTGGTGAGGGTCTGAACTTCCAGTACCACTGCCACAAGGCAATCATGTTCATTGACTACCGTTTCAACGACAAGTTTCAGGCAATAGCCCGTATCTACCGTTTCATGCAGCAGCATCCGGTTGACCTCTATCTGGTCTATGCGGAAAGTGAGGGAGAGATATACAAGAGCTTCATGCAGAAGTGGGCGCAACACCGCCAGATGGTAGCCAGAATGACCGATATAGTTCGTGAGAACGGTTTGTTCGGCTTGCAGGCAGAGGAAAAGATGATGCGCTGGATGTTCGCCAGTCGGGAAGAGAAGTCCGGCAAACTGTGGAAAGCTATCAATAATGACAATGTACTTGAATGTCAGAAGATGGAAGATAATTCGGTAGACCTGATTGTAACCAGTATTCCGTTCTCCAACCACTACGAATATACGCCTACCTATAATGATTTCGGGCATAATGAAAACAACGGCAAGTTCTTTGAGCAGATGGACTATCTCACCCCGGAGCTTATGCGTATTTTAAAGCCCGGCCGGTTGGCCTGCATCCATGTAAAGGACCGTGTACTATTCGGCAACGCTACGGGTGACGGTATGCCCACCATCGACCCGTTCAGCGAAATGACAGTGTTCCATTATCTGAAGCACGGATTCCGCTACATGGGCCGCATCACGGTAGATACCGATGTGGTAAGGGAGAACAACCAGACTTATCGGCTTGGATATACAGAGATGTGCAAGGACGGTTCAAAGATGGGTATCGGTTGCCCGGAATATGTTCTTCTTTTCCGAAAGTTGCCTTCTGATACCTCACGAGCCTATGCTGATTTGCCGGTGACAAAGAATAAGAGTGAATATTCGCTCGCCCGTTGGCAGATAGATGCCCATGCAAGTTGGAAATCATCGGGTAACTCTCTACTGAGCTATGAGGACATGAAAGGAGCCGGAATAGACAAGATACGCCATCTGTTCAGGAACTACGAACGCAAGCATATATATAACTACGAGGAACATGTATCATTCGCAGAGGAATTGGAAGCTTACGGAAAGCTGCCTAAAACGTTTATGGCTGTCGATCCGGTAAGCAAGAAACCCTGGATATGGGATGATGTCACCCGGATGCGCACGCTCAATACCAAGCAGTCACAGAAGAAAAGGCAGAACCACATCTGCCCTTTACAGCTCGATATCGTTGAAAGACTGATTGAACGGTACTCAAACAAGGGTGAGCTGGTGTTTGACCCCTTCGGAGGTATCGGCACTGTGCCTTATTGTGCCATAAGGCTGAAACGTAGGGGATTATCTACTGAACTGAATTATGACTATTGGAAAGACAGCCTTTCATATCTGTATGAGGCGGAGATGGAAGTTAGCGCACCCACATTGTTTGATTTAATGGACAGTGCCGTATGAACATCTATCATACAGAACCCAGATTCGACTGCGAAAAATTCGCTCCATGCGGACGTATCTCCCTGCACAAATGTCGGAAATACAAAGGCAGACTGGATGAATGCAGGGGATGTACGCTTGTACACCGTAAAGCCAAGACGGTTGCCGGTACGGAAGCCGGAAGAAAGGTTTGTCCGCATTGCGGACGTTCCCTTCCGCTCCACCGGTTCTATAACAGGACTGTCAGATATGAGGATAAGGAATACCGATGTCTCACCTCCTGGTGCAAGATGTGTATGAGTGAAGTCGCAGCGGAAAGAAATCGTAATAATTAATTTAAAAATCCAATGAAAAACGTAACGAAAATAGCCAAGAAGTCAGCCGGACTTAGCCAAAAATGTTCGATTTGTCCACTTATGCGAAGATGTACTTTAGAGATCCATAGGATTTGCTTTGACAGCTTTGTGGAGGGATTCAAGAAAGGAGCCAAAGCGGCAGAAAAGGAAATAAACAAGAAATTCAAAACCGAACAAAATGAAAGCAATAACCATAAAACAGCTGTGGGCGAGCTTAATATCAAGTGAGAGGATATTAAAAGTTAATTCTATCAAAATTAGTGTTTACCCTTTGATTTTTTTTATAGCAGAAAAACTTTATTGAGTTTCTGTAAATTAAAATCGTATATTTGCAGTGAATACACAACTCGAATGTAGAATTTAAGTGATATCATAACCTTAATAAAAAAGTGATGAAAGTATTTACTGTACAAACCTTGGAAAGTTTTATGTCTTTACAATATGGCCTCCCTGAAATGGATTTTTTCAGAGGCCAATCTTCTTCTGAATATAAATTGATACCTTCAATAGGTCGGAGGTTCAAGGAAGGACAGGAGGACGTGTTGAAGCAATATGAGAAAGAGGTATTTGAAGATTTTAAAAGAAAATATTCAATGTTTACGGATGCACGCCCTAAAAATGATAAGGAATTCCTGTTTCTAGCACAACACTATGGACTTCCAACGAGACTTCTTGATTGGACTTATAATCCTTTAATTGCATTATATTTTGCATGTTGCTCTAATTTTGATAAAGATGGAATTGTTTATCAAAGTTATCAATTCTCAAGAAGGGTTTTTAATGAAGATAAAGATGACATATTTTCATTTCCTGCAATAACTTTATTAGTTCCTAATATGACAGATGTTAGGTATAAAAATCAGAATGGCATATTTGTACTTTATCCAGAACCTTGGAAGGAAAAATTCGAATTCATCTATGCAAAATATATAATTCCTGTACAATATAAACAAAACATATTGAGTAAACTTGAAAAAATAGGAATCACAAGATCATTTATAATGCCTTCTTTGGATAGTTTGTGTAAGGATATTGTCGATATTCATGATTTAAGGTATCCGTACGCAATAAAATAAGACTAGGTATATTCAATATGCAATCAAGATTAAGAGTTCTTCAAGTCTTAAAATTATTCTTATATTGTTTGTTAGATAGAGACATCGATTATAACTAATCTACGTAAAATTTCTACTGACAATCCTTGTTAGTGCTTTGTGAATACCCGGAAACTGCTTTGTGGCGGTTATCGGGTATTTTATTGCCAACCAATTAATACCAAAATATCATGAGCTTAAACGAATTAAGAAATAAAGCCTACCGTAACGCAGTAACGCACGGTTTCCATGATAAGGAACTGAGTAATGAACACTGCTTTTGCCTTATCATCAGCGAGCTTATGGAAGCAGTGGAAGCGGACCGAAAAGGGAAACATGCCGACAGGGAATCTTTCAAGTCTTCTTATGAGGATGAAGAACCGCACGATGATGTCAATTTCAAGTATTGTTTTGAAAAATATATCAAAGATACGATTTCAGACGAACTAAGCGATGCGGTTATCCGCTTGCTTGACCTTGCAGGACTTCGAGGGATAAGCCTTGAACTTGCCAACGGAGATATTGATGACTGTATTGAAGATATGGCAGAAGCCTATAAAGACGAAACTTTCACCGAATCAATCTATTCCATCTCTACACTTCCTGTTAGATATGACGGAATATTTGATTTTTCTATTACTGTGAATGATATGATACTGTCAATTTTTGGACTTGCCAAACATCTTGACATAGATTTGCTTTGGCATATCGAACAGAAGATAAGATACAATGAATTAAGACCTATGTTGAACGGGAAAAAGTATTGAATATGAAAACAATATTATTTACAATTATATGTATTATCGCCCTATTATGGGTTGGAGATCTCACAATTACATTTAAGCCGTTTTCTATATCACTTCCCGGTTGGTATAAGCCTGTAGGTATCCTTCTATTTTTTCTGTCAATGGCAGTATATACCACAGGGGATTATACCAAAGGGTATAAACAAGGTTTCGATGATGGAGTAAAGGAATGTATTGAAATACTTAAAAAGAAAAATCCATGAGCAAACTATATAAAGTAATCATTTTCGGGGAATCATTCTTAATCGGGTGGTTCCCTTTTTCTTCACACTGGTACAACAAGCTAAAGATAATCAAATGATAGTACGTCATTTTATAAGAGTTCCGGTCCAAGAGTAGCACTTAGTACTATTTTTCCGACAACCATGCTGATGTCGTGTATCTGCATCAGAATTATGGGGACTTTAGTGGAGATATAGAGTATCTTTACACCGAAATCGTAAATCGGTTAAAATTCAAAGGGCTAATCAATTAATGAGCCGGAGTTTAGTGCTCCGGCTTTTGTTATGTGTACACGGTGTTAAAAGTAACAAATATGTTATTTCTTTCTTCATCTTTGCTTGTTTTATTGTAACAAATATGTTACTTTTGTAGTGTCAATTAAAAATGTTCTTTGATTTTATGAAGTATTCAGAGTTTTACAAATTGATTGAATCAGCTGGCTGGACAATCAAAAAGGGAAAGAAACATTATAAATATGTTCATCCCGACTTTGACTACTTTATTCCTGTTGGCAGACATCAGTCTCAAGAGATACCAAATGGTACTCTTGACAGTATGTTGAAAAAGGCAGGGTTAAAGAAGTGAAAGGACTGCACCCACTTCGGTGGGTGCTTTAATTGACGAATTTAAAATACACGATTATGAAGAAGATTAAGGCAATTATCGAAAAGGCGAATGATGGGGGTATTTCCGTATATTCGGAGGATGTGAACGGAGCGTACGGTTTTGGGCTTACAGAGCAGGAAGCGAAAGATGATTTTATGTCCGTACTTGAGGAGCAGGCCGGATATTATAAAGAAAAACATGGAGACTTTCCTGTGTGGTATAAGTCTGGGTATTCTGTTGATTACATATATGATTTAAGCGGATTCTTCGAGGCATTTCCTTTCATAAATGCCAGTAAGTTTGCAAAGGAAATTGGCATGAATGAATCTGTCATGCGGAAATATAAGGGAAAGATTGTAACAGCTTCCGATAAACAAAGAGCTCTTATACAAGAGAGATATAATAATCTTCTCAGAAGAATGGAAGCTGTCAGATTCTGATATTCTAGCCGTGAGGCTCTGATATAAAATCAAGAACTAATTGACAACAGAAGGCGCATCGTTTTGGTGCGCCTTTAACTTTTAGCAGGAATATTATTAGTAAGTTGAAGGAATCCTGCTTTATAATCTTAATAACCTCTTTGCTATTGATGATATAAACGCTGTATCTAGTATGAGTAGTTCTGGTTATATCATCATTAATTATCGAACCTAAAGATTAGCTATTTTTTATAAGCATATTCCCCTTTTTCATTAACGAAAGTTTTTGCTATATTTTCTGCGGTATTAGCGTCTCCTTTATTGTAATAATAACGATATGCGGCCGCAATTGCACTAAAAGCCCCTCTTGCAACCATTCCTATCAAAGGAGCCAAATCAGAACCTTTTATTTTTTGACCGTTAGCATTATTAGCTATTCTACCAATCTCTTCATATTTTTCATTTTCTACCATAGTTATAAATTCTTGAAATTTGTCAATACTATTAATTTTATAAACATCTCCATTGTATTCTACAAAGCCATTTATTTCCCCTTTTGGGGGAGATTCAAATAATTCAGCTAATGATATTTGTAAGGCTTTTGCTATTTTTGACAATGTCTCAACTGTAGGATTTTTTTTGTTATTGGAAATAGCACTTAAATTGCCTTTCTCAATACCTGTTTTCTCTGATAGAGTTACCAAAGACATATTTTTTTCATCCAATACTTCTTTTAGTCTTAAATTCATAAATGTTCTATTTTAATACAACTGCGCAAATGTACTAAAAATATATTATAAAACAACAAATGTGATGAAAAATGTTTGTTAAAACAATAATTAATTCTTTATCTATTGCTGATGTTATTTTATAAAACAACAAATAAAACGATATAGATATGAAAGTTTACAGAGAAGTAATGGTAAAAGGTTATAATTACAACATCGTTTGGGCAGGTTCACAAATGTATGGCTCAAAAGAATCCGTATTAGAGGTTATCAACAAAAGAGCAGAAGAAAATAAGAGACTCTTTGGACATAGAATTGAGAAGTACAATTTTCACCCTTGGGACACTTACGAAATGAAAGAGGGTGAAACCACAGCATTTCTCACAGTAGAACGCAAATTAGAAGTCATTGATAACGAGAATAAAAAGAGTATAATTCTTGGATTTGTAACATACGAAGTGAAATAAGTTTAATCAGCAGGGCGAAAACCCTGCAAAATATAGAAGAACATGAAAGAAAATACATTTTTAAAAGCAGTTATAGAAAAACCGTTATTGAATAATGAACCAGAGGTTTTACACCTTTTCGTTCAAATTATCAATGAAATCACTTCTTGTATGTCAGAAGACGAGTTAAAGGGCTGTATGAACTCTTTAACAGTACAATACCCTTACTTTAAACTGTTTTTCGATTATGGTTTCAGACATAATCACATGTGGGTGAAAGAATCAGGTTCTTTGGAAAGATTGATATTGGTTGAGTTCTAATCCGGTAGCTTTCGAGCTACCACAATATACACGATTATGAAAGCAGATTTAGTTTTAGTTATCAGCCCTGAAGCCCCACTGATGAAGCAATTGGGCAAAGTATTAGGTAGGTTGTGCTCTATGTGTGACTTTTCTACCATAGAAAGAGGCGAAAAGTATGTCACGATACGGCATGATGAAACAGGGCTTGTGGTGGCTTATACGAGTGAAGAAAGATTGAATGTGAAACATTAAATATTGATTATTATGGGTGAAATAGCAGATAGTTTGATAAGCGGTGAATTTGATTTTATCACCGGTGAGTATTTAGGTGAAGCGGTTGGTTATCCAAGAACGCACGCTTATGACAGACATGAATACATGCCACCGGTTGAAAAGAAGCCTACCAGCAAGGCAAATGTTTGTATAACTAACATGTGTAAGGACAGAGGTTTCAGTAACCGTGAAAAGATTGAATTAGTAGCCAAATTCTTGTATAGCAAAGGTTACAAACAATTGCCTAACCTATTCCATCAGTATAAAATCATTCACAGCCAGTGCAAGAATAATTTTAAAAAGTTTTTGGTTGAACAAGTAAAGCAAAGAAAGGATGAATAATATATTCACAATATGCTATTCAGAAGAAGAAACAAACGGAATAGGTTACCAGTGAAATACTTTCCTGTAATTCTTTATTTTACCAGCAATTCGGCATTGATATCAACAAAGAAATTATAACACACTGAACAAAGTATTGACAAGCCGTGTCAGTACTTTGTTTTCCTCATTTTTCCCCTTAGCTCCCTTATTAAGTACCTTCGTTTCTGTAACGCAAAAAAAGCAATTATGGAAATTATTTACAGAAAACTAGAAGAACTGAAGAAACTGGAAAACAATCCAAGAATAATTTCGGATGAACAGCTGGACAAACTTAAAGAGTCAATCCGAAACAATCCGGATTATTTCGAAGCCCGACCAATCATCTTGTCAGACCGTACTGGCGAATTGGTCATTATCGCTGGGAACCAAAGGTATGACGCCTGTGTATCGCTAGGTATGCAACAAGTACCGACCGTTCTTATTCCCAACCTGACCGAGGAAAGGGAACGTGAGCTAATCATCCGTGATAACGTTAACAACGGACAATGGGATGAAAAGCTGTTGAAAAATTGGAATGATGACGAACTAAAAGAATGGGGAGTCGACCTGCCAGAAGATTGGGGAATTTCTCCGGATGATTTCGGAGATGGCTTCTCTTTACCTAATGGAAATAAATCACCATTTCAGCAGATAACATTTACACTTTCTGATGAACAGGCTGACATGATACGGCGAGCAATAGAAGAAATCAAACAAACAGATTTATATAAGTACGCTGAATCATTCGGCAACGAAAATGCAAATGGGAACGCATTATCTTTAATTGTAAGACAATGGGAAGAGCAAAAGAAATAGTGGTAAAGGTTATACCGAGCAGTGTTGCAAATCCATTTATGAAGAAACACCATTACTCAGGGAAAGTTGTTAATAATAGTTGCCTACATTTTGGATGTTTCCTTGATAACGCATTGCATGGAGTGTTATCATACGGGCCATCGTTGGATAAAAAGAAGATAATGGAACTTGTAGAAGGTACAGGATGGAATGAATTTCTTGAATTAAACAGAATGGCATTTGATGATTATTTGCCGCGTAACTCGGAAAGTTATTGCATTGGTAAAACACTTCGTATGATAAGGAAGAATGCACCGCAAATAAAATGGGTAATATCTTTTGCCGATGGCTGTTCTTGCGGTGATGGAACTATATATCGTGCTTCTAATTTTGTGCTTACAAATATAAAGGAGAATTTTAATCTCTGCTTATTACCAAATGGGGGAAAAATTCATAAAATGACATTAGAAAGCAATCCGACCACACCAAGAAAGGAGCTTGGCGGAAAATCGTATTATGACATTACCGGTGGACGATTTAATTTTAAGAAATATGTGGAGTATGTGAATGGTGAAATATTATCCGGCTTCCAACTTCGTTACATCTATTTTATAGATAAATCATATCGTAAAAAATTAACTGTTCAAGAAATTCCATTTTCAAGAATTGATGAAATGGGAGCTGGTATGTATAAAGGGGAAAAAGTAGCGCAGGCTAAAAGACATGCTATAAAGACGGAAAGACATGGCGAAGTACAATAAAGAAATGGTAAAACAATGTGCTGCATGGGTACAAGAAAACGGGCTGATAGAGTACGGAGGGGCTAAGCTGAAGGACTTCCTAACCCACTTTGCAATTGACCAACGAACCTATTACAGATGGATGGAGGAAACCGAGTTTGCCGAAGCAATAAAAAAAGCGAAGCTAGATTTCAAGAACACACTAGAAACTGATATTGTAAAGTCACTCGCTAATGCCGCCAAAGGGTACGAATATATACAGATTCAAACCGAATATAAAGACGTGAACGGTTCCCCTAAAATCGTAAAGCAGGTAAAGAAAAATATACGCGTGGAACCGAATGTGGGAGCAGCCATATTCATTCTTACCAATCTAGCGCCCGAAAGATGGCAAAACAAGCAACGACAGGAGCTGAGCGGAGACATATCCGGTCTTACCGTTGTAGTAGATAACAAGGAAGATGCGGAATTGATTAGAAAAATCAACGAATTATAAATGCATGCAACATATGTATATAAAGAAAATCTTAGCGCATGGCTATTCGGATACCGGATCATCGCTAACAAAGGTGGTACGCGATCTGGAAAGACGTATTCCATCGTATCTTTATTTATCTCTGTAGCCGCTACGAGCAGAAAAAAACGAACGATTGACATTGTATCCGAATCACTCCCTCACCTAAAGAGAGGTGCTATGAATGACATGGATGAAATACTAAAGAATGAGGGGATGACAGAAGGAATAGATTACAAAGAAAATAGGTCAGACCATACCTTTGAATTTCGGTCTGGAACTACGATACGATTCTTCAGCGCTGACAACTGGGGAAAGGTAAAGGGATCAAAGCGCGATGTACTATTCCTCAACGAATGTAACCGCCTACCATACGAAACCTATCGGCAGTTATCTGTACGTACCACCGAATGTATATTTCTTGACTGGAACCCGGATTCTGAATTTTGGTATGAGATAAAAGGGTTGCAGACTAGAGAAGGAACCATAGAGGTACATTCCACCTACAAGAATAACCCGTTTCTATCAGAATCACAGATTATTGAAATCGAGTCAAATAAAAATGATACCGAATGGTGGAAAGTTTACGGACTTGGACAGACCGGACGACCACAGGGCGTAGTATATACACGATGGAAACAAGTGCCAGAAATTCCACAAAATGCAGTTTTCATTGGCAGAGGACTGGACTTTGGCTTTACTAATGATCCTACGGGTATTGTTGATGTATATAAGCTGAACGGAAAGTTATGGTTAGATGAAATATGCTATCGCAAGTCTATGACGAATGATATCATAGCCGACCGCCTACGCGGACTTCCAGGAGACACCATAGCCGACAGCGCAGAGCAAAAATCTATTATAGAGATACGAAACTATGGCATCCGTAAGATTGAGCCGGCCCAAAAAGGAGCAGACTCCGTGAGAGCCGGTATCCAGATTCTTCAACGATACGAACTAATGGTAACACAAAGAAGTTTAAACCTGATATATGAACTTAGAAATTATAAATGGAAAGAGGACAGGATAACCGGCAACTTACTGAACGAGCCTATTGACAAGTTCAACCACGCCCTTGATGCGGTACGCTATGTTGCGCTTAATAGGTTATCAGAGAAACCAACACCCAAACGACCAAAAGCAAAAATAGGAAAGATATGACAGTAAAAGAATTTTTGACGATAAGCAGCATTGCCACCGAACCTGAGGTCATTAGAACCAAGTTGGATGAACTGAGAAAACCTTATCAACTAGGGCAATATAAGACACCAGATACCCTAAACGACATAAATATGGGAGAACTGATGCAACTGCAATCCATCGAAACAGAACACGATATCTTGTTCGTTCCCTGTACTGTACTGATGGGGCTGAGTAAACGCTATATATCCCAACTTCCAGCTACCGATGTACTAGGATTCGTACAATGGGTGGCCAAAGAAGTCGAACGAATAAATAAACTATTCGCATCGACTAATGTACTACCCACACTCGAAGAGAGGCAAGCAGGATCCGAATTGCTGAATTTCGGACCTTTCGGCATGATTGATTACTATGCGCAGCGCATGGGTATCACTGATCATGCAGAAGTAGACAGCGTGCCATGGGTCAGAGTATATAAATGTCTTGACATGGACGCCAAAAGAGTAAGATTCGAACGTAGATTAAGAAACATATTAAGTAAGAAGAAATGACGGTAGAGCAAAAAATTAAAAAGATAGTAGACTCCATGGAGGGTGTAAGTTACCTTTTTGACAACTGGCAAACAGCCAATATAAGACTGGACAAGATTAAATTGCCGGCAGTGCTTAATCTCCTTCCTGTAAGCGGAACTTTTAATCTAGGCAGACAGCAGTTAAGAGACTGCCCTAACTGTATGATGGCATTCATGGATAAAACCAAGTTCGATTTTGATGGCACAGAAAATGATGCAGTGATAGAAGGATGCAAGAATAAAGCCAAGGAATTCATATTGCTATTGAACAGGAGTGGGATGTTCAAAGAAATATCAGGAGATATCCCTTATTCTGTTTTCTATGACAAGCTGGATGTTAATGTAACCGGAATAGTTATCCAACTTAAGTTAGAAGAGATAATGGGTACTGTTATTTGCAACAAGAGCGTGAAAGAGATTGTATATGGCAGCAGAAACTAAAGCCGAAACCCTAAGGATAATAGGCGAAGAGCTGGAAGCGTTACGCAAGCGAATTATAGCCAACCATGAAGCAGCCGGACAAGTAGCCAGCGGAAGGACAAAGGGCAGTCTGAAAGTAGAAATGTCGGAGGACGGAGGCGTTTTGTGGGGCAGGCAGGCATTCGCGGTACTAGAAACCGGACGTGGACCAGGGAAAGTTCCGAAAGGATTTTACAAGATTATCCGCCAATGGGTGGAAGATAAAGGTATACAAGTAAAGAAGCCCGATTCCTTCGCCTACCTTGTCGCTAGAAAGATAGCCAAGGAAGGAACGGAACTATACCGAAACAGGAAACATGAGGAAATCTATTCCCGTGATCTAGAAAATACCATGGACAATATAGCCAGCAGGGTATCGACTATATATGAAACAGAAGTTGAACATATAAATCTGAATTTCGACAATGAGAACACATACGATAGATAATACAACAATTGAATATCCTGACCAAATAGGATTCTGCTTTAATCCTGTGATAATAAATATCCTTGGCGGAAACTATCAATCTGTTACTGCAACGGTAACAGACACCACCACAGCCACATCAGATAGAGAGAACAGAGCGACGTTCGGTGGTTCCTGCTTCTTTGACCTATCATTCTATACGCAGAGCTATTTTGACGAATACAGAGAAGTCGATTACAAGTCAGCTCACGCCGAAGATAGTAAGTTAGGACGTCTGTTTAGCATAGAGCTTGATATGTATAACGAATCAGGAACACTTGAAAACAGCTTCCAGTTCAACGTATTCATATTGTGGGGAGCCAGTAAGGTTGGAGAGCAGTATAATGGAAGCCGAGTGCTGACATGGTTCAAGAACTACCCATTCTCTGTAGGCTTATACTCTGCAACATCAGGGAATGTAAAAGTAACTATAGATGGTTCCGAAAGCTCCCCTATCGCATTATCAGGACAAAATGCATGGAATATCATTCTTGCTGGAATAGATGCTTCAGACAAGGTGGAATTTTATCTACCTGGAAGTAATACGACAGCATCTGTTTTTGACCACACCTTTGATTTCACCTTCCGAGGGCTGCTCAATATGGCCACAAAGATCACTTGTAAGGTTGACAATTCAGACTGTGGAATATACTTGAGATGGATCAACCGCCATGGAATGTGGTGTTACTGGCTATTCATGCAAGGAGACGAGATTTCGCAGGTATCCAATGACGGAGAGTTCATCAGAAACAATATGCAGGATTACAGTTACAAGAACGGATACCATGGAGGTAGCGGACGAAAGCAAAGGAAAATGGAGGAAACGACACTTCCCGTATGCGCTCCATTAATAGACAGCATAACTTATGACTTCCTTTACCAAATGGCCACATCTCCTGTTGTTGATATGTTCATGGGCTATGATGATAACGGTAACGCCAAATGGATGGCTATAAATGTGTCTGTGGGAAATTTCGTCAAACAGCGGGTATCACTGCAAGACTTTGAAGCGAACATTATATTACCTGAAACTAACGTACAGAGCTTATGACAGAACAACTACTATTCATAGATAACAAAGCAATGGATATTAATGAAAGTACCAATATCACATTGAATTTTAGAAGTAATATTTTTAGCGATGTAAGCAAGATCACAAGCAACAACACATACTCCATCAAGCTACCTTTGACAGTCAACAACTGTCATGTGATTAATTATGCGCATCTCCCATCCCATTCAGCACAATATGCTCGTATCAACCACAAAGGACGCTATTTGCGCAATGGGATTGAAATCATACCGGACGCCAGCGTCATTCTTATAGAAATATCCGAAACCATAGATATAGCCATGACATGGGGCAATGTTTCTAAATTTGCAGAAATTGTAAATGACAACAAGACATTGCAGGATTTATCGTACGGCAGGACAGAAAACGAAGATTACATCATTTGGAAGAAAGGAGACAATTCGCCCCGAATACCTAAAATTGATTATGGCTTTAAAAATGATGAGCCGGCTGCCTGGTATCACCCTGTGGTTACAGCTATGTGGGTTTTGAACAAAATAGAAGCTGATGCCGATATCACCTTTAAATTCCAAGAACAACACTACGAACTGTTGAAAACTTTAGTTATTCCATTGCTTTCAAGAAATAGCGCACCAAAAGAAATCGAAGCTCGCACTACAACTTTAACAAATGACGGAATATCTCCATATAATATTCCAGGAGGATGGATTCTCAAAATATTCCAATTTGTGGAAAGTGGATCTGACTATTATGTGGCTGTAACAAAAGATTCGTCAGGCAAGGTAATCGGATTCAAGCCGCAGAAAGAGAACGTACCCCTTAGAATTATTGGAACTATCAATATAATAGTCAATACTAGCCAGGAACCACAAAGTTCAGGTGAATATGGTGTTTCTTTCGATATACGGAACAAAGAATCCATAACCAGCAAGTTGAAATTCAGGTGTAATCCGAGTATATCCTTATTACAAGAAAATCAATACAGGTATTCTTTCGCTATAGATGGGGAGTTTAATCCAGGAGATACAGAGGAACTCAGCGCTATACTGTACGATCCTTATGCAGAATTGGGGAATTATACAATAGAAGAAGGAAGCTATGTCAAAATAACGATGCGAGATACTGTCTATTTGAAAGACACTGATGAAGCAAACTCCCGGTTCTATTATGTTCCAAACCTACCTGATATAAAACAGATAGACTTTATCAAAGCTATAGCATCTATTTGTGGAACTTTTGCCATTCCCGGCAATGGAAATGTCGTAAGCTTCGTTCCTATTGATACCATCATAGAAAATAAGACCAAAGCTCTGAACTGGACCAAAAGAGTTATCGCCTCATATAGTGCAAACCGTCCTAAAAATATATCTTTCAAAATTGACGGATTCTCTCAAAGGAATGTATACAAATGGAAAAATGACGACAAAAACAAATACAATGGAATCATATACGTTGACGATAAGACTTTGGAATATGAACAGGAAACGCTGACATTGCCTTTCGCAGCGTCTGAAATGAAAGGTGGAATCGCAACTATCCCGATATATTCCTATACATCTGACGGAGCTTTACAATATAACGAAAGTACAGATCCCAGACTACTGGTCCTAAAGAACGACAATACAGCAACTTTTGACGGTCTGGACTGGAACACTATTATTGAAAACAACTACAAATCTTATCAGAAATATATCAGAGAACCTAAGATTATTACCGAGCTGGTAGAAATCAGAGATCATGAATTACGAAACTTGGATATGTCTGTACCTGTTTATCTGGCCCAATATGGAAAATATTACGCAGTCATATCAATAAAAGCAGAGAAAACAGGTATTTGCGAATGTAAACTTTTTCAATTGGATTAATTATGGCAGACAAAGTAGAAAAGATACTTGATATCAAAGTGAATCATGAAAAGGCTATCAAGGCAATAGCAAAGTATCAGACGGATATAGAAAACGCCAGGAAGGCAGAGGCAGAACTGAAAGAGCAGTTAAATAAAAACGCCATATCCCGGCAGCAGTACAATGAGGAAATGGCGGCATCAAAAGCCTACATCAATGACTGCAACGATTCGATACGGGTAATATCGAAAACGATACAGAACCAGCTCAAGCAGGAGAAGGCACAAGAAAACAGCCTTGTTTCTCTCCGTGCCAAACTGTCAAACCTAACGGCTGAATACGATGCTTTATCCGAAGCGGAACGAAATGCGGATACAGGCATGAACATAAAAAACAGAATTAATGAGGTTACTGATGCTCTAAAGGGCGCTGAAGAAGAGACACAGCGGTATTACCGAAATGTTGGTAATTACAAGGAAGCTATAATGGAAGCCGCCAATGCCAATATCCCGTTCGTGCAGCAGATAAATGTAATGGTGACCTCCTTGGGTGGAGTAAGAAATTATTTGTCTGGAGTAAAAACAGAAATGCTTACTGTTTCGACCACCACAACCGGCTGGATTAAAGTTTTGAAACTGTTGAAAGTTGCTCTACTTGGAACTGGTATTGGAGTATTAATTGTAGCTTTAGGATCTTTGGTATCATGGTTCACCAAAACACAGAAGGGCGTGGAAGCAGCCAATAAGATAATGGGTGCTCTGGGTGCCACTGTTAATGTCTTAATAGACCGGGCGGGCAAGTTGGGAAGTGCTTTAGTGAATCTGTTTACCGGGAACTTCAAACAGGCGGGGAATGATGCCAAATCCATATTCGCTGGTATCGGTGATGAAATAGTCAATGAAACCAAACAGGCGTGGAAGCTGGCAGAAGTCTTGAATGAGATAGACAAGAGGGAAGTCATGCTGTCCATGTCACGTGCCGCTAACCGAGCTGAAATTGAGAAGCTGAAAAAAGCTGCTGATGACCAAACCCTATCCACACAGGAACGTATTAAAGCTGCGGAAAAAGCTGCGGAAATTGAGAAGAAGGACCTTGCCGTACAGACAGAACTAGCAGAAGCAAGACTGGCTAACACCCTTGGATTTACCGAGATGAACAATGAAGTACGCAAGTTGATGGAGCAGATTAAAGCTGGTGATATTACAGCCGATGAAGTAATAGGAAAACTTGGGTTATCAGATAGTACGATAGAAGACCTTAAAGTGTTCCGTGACCAATTCAACGAACTTCAGGAGCTAATGGAAGATAGCTACGGCCGTCAGACAGAGCAGCAAAACACCCTAAACTCTATCCGCCAGGAAGGTGCAGACAAAGCAAAGGAAGCAAAGCAAACAGAACTGGAAGCAGTAAGGGCAGCAGAAGATGCTATGCTTGCCTTAGTGAAAGACAAGAGAGAACAAGCACGGAAAGAGATTGAATTGAACTATTCCCGGCAGATTGAGGATTTGCAAATCAGTTTAAAGCAAGAAGAGAACCTTACCGCCAAGGCTCGTGAAGCCATCAACGCCAAAATAAAGGCTTTGGAACAACAAAAATCTATGGAGCTTAGCAAGTTGTCCGATGAGGAGCTGAAAAAAGAACTGGAGAACCGTTTAAAAATGATATCCCTGCAATTGGAATCGGTCAAGGAAGGCAGCGAGCAGGAGTATCAGTTAAAGATACAACAATTACAAGCACAACAAGAGGCGGAACTTACCAGCACAGAACAAACCGAAGAAATGAAACTGGCCATTAAAGCAAAGTACAATACCAAGATAGACGAACTGGCAACAGTTCATGAGCAGGATATTATCAACAAGCAACAGGAAGCCATGCGCATACGCTTTGAAACGGAAATCGCACAAGCATATGATAACGAAGAGGAAATTCTTCGTATAAGGATGGAACAAAAGAAAGCCGAGCTCGATAGCCTGCAGCAAATGGAAGGTGAAAGTATAGAAGCATTCAATCTTCGCAAGCTGGAAGCACAGAATGCTTATCTGAAAGACAAGAGAGAACTGAGCGATAAGGAGATTGAAATAGAACAAGCTAAATATGAAGCAATGGAACAGGTGACAAATGGCCTTGTAGCTCTCACAGAACAAATTGGGGAGTCTGATAGAGGATTTGCTATGGCAAGCAAAATGTTGGCTTTGGCAGAGATCGCCATCAATTCAGGTAAGGCGATCGCAAAAATGGTATCCGCTGAATCAGGGAAAGGTATTCTTGGTATAGCTACAATGGCATCAGGTATTGCAACAATCCTTTCTAACATTGCAAATGCTGTTAAGATAGTAAAAAGTGCTAAATTTGCAGAAGGTGGTTTGGTTACAGGACCGGGGACAGGAACGAGCGACAGTATTCCGGCACAGTTGTCGAATGGAGAATCCGTTATAACCGCCAAAGCTACGTCCATGTTCGCCCCTATCCTATCATCCTTCAATATGATGGGTGGAGGTGTACCTATTAATGTAACAGCAACGAATAATCAAACTTTAGGCGAAGATATGCTGGCCAGAGCAGTCGCCAAAGGAATGATGATGGCTCCTGCCCCTGTCGTTTCTGTAGAAGAGTTTACTTCAGTTGCGAATAGAATTAAATACATAGAAGAAAGCGGTAGTTTATGAAAGCATACGAACTATTATATATAAACAGGAACACTCTTAGGATAATGTCTGAAATGTCATTAGATGCATCAGATATTAAATACCTAGAAATGTATAAAGACTACACCCGTCTTACGGCTGAAGGTCATAAAAAGGCATATATCATGCAGTACCTGGCAGATGAATACAGCATTTCAGAAAGGACCATCTATAGAGTCATTGACAGGTTGTCCGTTGACGTTTCAATTCAATAAGGGGGAAGATTATTCTTCCCCCTATTTTTTTACTGACAAAGCGTGTCAGTGCTATTATGTTCTGAAATTCTTATAGCCATATACCGTTTTTTACCTTTGCTTCAAAATAGATTATATATGGCGAAATTATACATCAACAAAGATATTGTTGCGGATAAAGACAAAATGGAAAATTGGTATCTAACTGGTGAAGAGGGATTGTCTTTTCCCGATATTCAAAATTTCCTATCTTGGATAGATCCGAATGACCACGTTATTGATATTGAGATACATTCATGCGGTGGTGATGCCGTTGAAGGGTATGCCATTTATGACGCCTTACGTGCTTCAGGAAAGCAAATCAGCTGTACTGCAGTAGGACGATGTGCATCCATGGCAACCGTGATATTATTGGCCGCTGCAAAAGAAAGACGTTTTGCTTATCCACATGCAAAGTTTCTTATTCACAAGCCTTATATGGCTTCATACGATGGAGACCTTGATCTTGAAACCCTAGAATCAATAAAATCAAACTTGGAGAGTGAAAAAAACAAGATGCTAGCTTTGTATGTAGAACGCACAGGATCGGAAGCCTCAGTTATCGAAGCCCAAATGAATAAAGCCGGTTGGTTTGGTGGTGAAACAGCCAAACAATTAGGTTTTATCACGACCGTTCTTATGCCTACAACTGCCAAAGGGAGAACTTACACATTTAATAACAAGAAAATGAACAAAGAAAAAGAAGTAACAGTGAAGCAGACTATCATAGACAGGCTGCTGGCCAAATGCGGCTATCAAAAAATTGAAGACGTACAGGTCGTATCTATGGAATTGACAAATGCCGAAGGTAACACGCTTACCGTGGAAAGAGATGAAGGTGAACCCCAAGTGGGAGATACAGCAAGTCCCGATGGCGAACATGTCATGCCTGACGGAAAGACTATCATTGTGACAGATGGCGTTATTACAGAAATTAAAGATCCTGATGAATTGGAAGAGGATGAAGTGAAAGCTTTAAAAGCCCGTATAGAAGAGTTGGAAACTGAGAATGCTTCTCTAAAGACGAATGCCCGTACCATTGAGGACAACAAGATTCTGAACGCAGTCCGTATGGCCGGGGGCGAAAACTGGCTGGCAAAACATTGTAGTACTTATAAAGTGTCAGCTCGTACCCAAACGTTCAACAAGGGTATAAAAGGAGTAGAAGAAAATGAAACGCCTATTCAGAGAAAACTTCGTGAAGAAAGAGAAAAAAGAAACAACAAGTAATAAAAGGAGGGGAAATGCCTATTTTAGATTTTGACAAACTTACACCTGATAATCAGGCTGTAAAAGACTTGAAAGACCTTATTCAGTTAACAGTCTTTCAAAACGAAGACATGGAGCGTTTTATGACGTTTATGCCCAATGTGACTAACGGTAAAAAAGCAGGTTTTATCGGTGAAATGGAAGATATCGGAATAGCCGGCTCCGGATGCGACCCTGAATATAAAAAAGTGGCTATCGCTGCCGCCCAAAAGGAATGGGAAATCGGAGATTGGCAAATTCCTTTGGAAATGTGCTATACAGACTTGGAAAACACCATTGCCAAGTACTGCCTTAAAACGGGAACAAATATAGGAGACCTGACATCGACCGAATATATGGACGGTATTGTACTGCCGAAGCTGTCTGAAGCTATGATGAAAATGATGTGGCGTTTTACATGGTTTGGAGATAAATCAGCAGCGTCTGTCACTGGAGGTGGTCAAATCACTGACGGAGTAAACATCGAACTATTTAAAACATGTGACGGTTTTTTCAAACGTCTGTTTGCCATCTGTACCAACAATACCGAACAGCACACTGAAATTGCAGCCAACGCAGAAGAATCATATGCATTACAAAAATCAAAGATGAAAGAAACAGGCATTGCCACATCAATATTCGATGCGATGTTGCAAGATGCCGACAGCCGGATTTTCCAAAAAGACGGATGCGCAATTTTCGCCACCAAGTCAATGTGCGATGCTCTGACTCACGATATGAAAGAAAAGTACAAGGTAATCATGCCCTGGGAAGTTGTATTTGACGGTGTAGAGGTCAGCAAATACGATGGAACAACCATCGTTAAATGTTCCATTTGGGATAGATTTATTCAAGCCTATCAGAACAACAAAACCAAACTTAACTTACCGCATCGTGCTGTTTTATGTTCTCCTGAGAACTTGATGTATGGATGTGAGGGCACCGAACCGATGTCGGACTTGGATATCTGGTTTGATAAGAAAGCCCGCAAGAACTACATTTATTCAACAGGAAAATTAGGTTCCATGATTGGCGAAGATGAGTTGGTACAGGTAGCATACTAACGAAAAAGAGCAAATATGGCAATATGTGATATAACAATCAAAAAGGACATCGCACCATCGTGCGATGATCCTATCGTTCCCGGGCTGGAACAGGAAGGTGTGATAATGAATCGCGCAGACGTGGATTTCGGTGCGGTTACATTCAACGCAACCCGTAAGAATGTGATCGAAACTCTTGCACTGAAAACAGGTAAAAAAGGTTACAAGGTACAGGTATTCGGTGCAACCCCCTTTACTGGTACCAATACAACCTTGGCAACAGGAACCTATCGTAACACGTTTACTAACACAGTGAACATGGTTGTATTAGCAAATGACCCCGATGTATGCAATGACATTATTGACGGGCTTGCTAACGGTGATTTTGTCGTTGTATTGGAAAATAAAGCCAAAGGGTTAAATAAAACCGAAAATCCGGGAGATTCAGCTTTCCAGATTTACGGTTACTACCAAGGTTTGAAAGCCGCAGAGATCGGCAATGACAAGTATTCCGAAGAAACGGAAGGGGGATGGAATATCTCTTTGCAAGAAACCAAGGTTCCCAAATCAGCATTATTCTTGTACAAAACATCTTACGATGCGACAAAAACGCTTGTTGAAACACTGACAAAACCAACTGAATGATTATGGAGTTAGAAGAAGTGGTTGATAAATTAAAGGAGCTAGGAGAACTTCCCTCCTACTCCTCTTCTGATAAATCGGAGATAGAAAGATTGTACAAGGAAGTATTAGGAAAAGAATTCACCAAGACATCGTGTAACGACTGCTATCGCGATGCTGTAATCGAAATGACTGTTTACATCAAAAAGAATAACCGTATGAAAGAAAAATGTAATTATATATTAAAGAATGGTGTCCTGCTTCAACCGGAGTTCGGAAGCAATAAAATGTACACTAATGACAACCTCACTGATGAAGTTGCTGAAAAGTACCTTGCCAAAAATCCGAAAGGTGAAATTTATTTCGCCCATGTACCTACGGACTGGAAAGAACGTGTTAACAAATGTGGATACAATCAAAGCCTGCTTGATTCAATGGTAGAATCATTACAAGACGGAGTTTCTGAAGAATCCGTGGCTGACACGTTGAAAGATTTCCAAATCAACGGCAAGAAAATCAGTAAAAAAGTTCTGAATCTGCATCTAAGCAAGGCCATTGAAATTGTGAACGCAATGAATGGAGAAGGCGAAGATAAAGTTGAATAAAAGAAATAAAGGACGAACGTAAACCTCGCGAATATGAGAGTAAGAGATCTAAAAAAGAAAAGCAGTAACCGCATTGATACAAGCTATTTACAAAATCTAGGAATTCAAGCCTACGGACAGGACAACCTATATCCGCAGACATTAAAGAATATCATTGCTGCAAGCTCTACTGCATCTGAATGCTCAGACCGTTTCGCTGACTTCATTGAAGGAAACGGATTCCGTGAGGTTGCTTTTTCCAAATATGTAGTCAATCGAAAAGGTGACACATTGGATGATGTACACATGTTACTATGTAAAGACATGTCCGAACTCAATGGAATAGCAATCCATGTTAACTACAATGTTTTCTGTGAGATAGTGGAGATGCAGCACGTACCGTTTGAAAATTGCCGTCTGACGGAAGAAGATGAAAACGGTTATGTGGCAAAAATAGCAGTACATCCAGACTGGAGCGGAAAGAAGACACGTAAAGGGAAAGCTCTGCAGGTCAAGAAAGAAAACATCGACTACATAGACGTTTTTAACCCCAAAAAAGATGTGATACTAGCTCAAATAGAAGCTGCCGGAGGCATTGAATACTACAAAGGTCAAATCCTATGGGTGTCAATGGCCGGAAAAAATACTTATCCTGTCGGGAAAGGTGACCGGGTGGCTACAGAAATGAGTACCGATGAAGGGCTGTCCAATGTCAAGTACAGAAATGTACGAAATAATTTCTTCCCTGGCGCTATGGTATTCACCAAAAAGGGATCGAACATAACCTTTGACGAAGAAGGCAACGAAGTGAAAGATACAGACGATGACGACAGTTTCTCAAATACACTCATCCAGTTGCAAGGTGATACGAATGCAGGAAAGATTATGGAAGTTACTTTAGAAAGCGATGAGGAAAAACCTGAAATAATAAATCTGAACTCACAAAATTACGACAAAGAATTTACCGTTACTGACGCAAGTGTGGTTGAACGTATTTATTCAGCTTATGGCCAAGAGCCATGGTATTGCATCCGTATTGGTAAAGTCGGATTCTCAGGCGATATTTTGGAAGATGCCTTCGAATACTATAACTCTATCGTCAGCAAACAACAACGTCTTATAGAACGCACGCTAAGTCGTGTGTTCAGCTATTGGCACGAAGTAGCCAATCCTTCAGGAGATTTCAGTGTCGAACCATTAAAGTATATAAGAAATGCAGCAATATCTAATAACAACAGATGAAGTGTCAGCTTTATCTCGCGGAATGTCTGTACATCTCGATCCTGACAAGATAGAAACCTATATCCGTGAGTCGGAGAATATCTACATCAAATCAGCGTTAGGAGACGAACTGTTCCTTGATGTAAAAACGAATCCGGATAAATACGCATTATTACTTGACGGTGGTACTTACGAAACCAAATGCAAGGAAAAGAAACTTTTCACCGGGCTCCGTATAGCATTGGCATACTATACCTATGCCTGTATTGTCAAAAATGGAGATGGGAATGTATCCCGTTTCGGCTTCGTGAACAAGGAAGGTGAATATAGCAGTCATACAGTATTCAAGGAAAAGATGATGGTGTATAGCGATGCATGTAGTATAGCTGACCGCTACCTGAAAGAATGCGTGCTTTACCTAAAAGAATGCTGTATGCCACTTTATAACGGTGAAGGGAAATTAAAATCTAATAGAACTGTTTTTCGTGTAATAGGAGAATGAGCGATTCTGTTGACATATTAAAGAAACTGGCTCTTCAAGTAAGAAACGCATCTGTAGAAGGAGAGAATACAGCTGAAAGAATTGGGCGCATATTTATCGGGATTCTAGAAAACATGGATAATTCTGATATAGAAAAGCTCACCAAATACTTTTTACGCAAAGATAAAGAAGACACTGCCAATGAGCTGATCACTTTTTTGAAAGGTCTTTTGATTGGTAAGAACGGTAGTGGAATCACTGTACTTGAGAACGGTATGTCACAGGCTGTTGTTGATTATCTGTATGTCAAGGTCAAAGCCGTTTTTGACGAGCTTGAAGTAAAGAAGAAGACGTATGTAGGTGGTGAGCAGGTGATTTCCCATGCAGGCATGAAATGCAACCGTGTGGATGAGTTGGATGATGTCTACCGTTGTTATTTCAAGGAAGAGGAAGACGGAATTGAGATAGAGAACCAGTTTACTCCGGGATCTCTCGCCATCGCACAGGAGTGCAATATCAAGACAGGCATTTCGCATCATGTCGGCAACCGCTATTACTGGCGGTTGGTTACAGCAGTAGGTGAGAATTATATAGACCTGTCCAAGACCGTGTGTGATCCTAATGTCGAGAACGATGTTCCGGTGGCAGGTGATGATATCGTGGGATTGGGCCATAAGACTGATATCACCAGACAGGCGGCGATAATTCTCTCTTCGGTGAACGAAGTTTCTCCGTCCATCATCATGTATCAGGGTATTAATGATTTTACCTTGACCGGGAAAGACGTTATTTCTTTTGATTTTGACAAATCTACCGGCAAGGCCCGGATGAAGGTGTACGGAGATACGTATATTGGCGACAAGGACCGTACCACTTACATGGAATACACTCAGGATAAAGGTGTTGATATCAAGGGTATGTTCCACATCGAAAAAGGTTCCACCGGATGGCGTAACATGGAAGGGCTTCCGGATGAGATACAGGTGGCTGCCGATTTGGCCCAAAAGGCTCAGGATGCGATAGACAATGCGGCTGTCGGCTCGGTCAATCTGTTGCGTAACTCCGGGTTTACCGGAGATTATGAGAGTGAAACATTGTCCTCTGATACTCAATTGTCTGCTGATACCGATTTGTATAGTAAACAATTAAAGTATTGGACGGGTGTGGCTACCGTATCCGCGGACAGTGCTGCCGGCTCCGGATATTCTGCCGCAATCGGTAGTTTGTCCCAGTCCGTATCATTGATTAAAAATGAGAACTATGTTATATCCTTTAAAGCTAAAGGTGTGTCTGTGGCTGTTTCGTGTGGTGATTTCAGCACAACTCAGCCTCTTACGTCCGGTTATCAAAGATACACTTTCAAGTTCGCATTTAACGGTACAGGTATTTTTATGCTTAGCGGTACCGCAACCGTTTGTGACCTTCAACTAGAAAGAGGGACCATTGCCACAGACTGGAAACCGTCCATTTTGGATAACGACAAGGCAACAGCCGGTTTTCAGTCAATCAATTATATCGCCAGTGCGATCAAGGATGGATCTGTGGATATTCTTGGCGGTCTGATATTGGCCAATATGATCCAACTGGGTAATTACAAGAATGGCAAGTTACAGAAGGTCACCGCCGGAGTTAGCGGCATATACAATGACGATGATGATGTGGCGTTTTGGGCAGGAGGAAAACTGGAACAGGCTATATTGACCGTAATGAGGTTTCGTAATGACCCCGATTACCAACCCACCGATGAGGAATGGGCAAATATGGCGAACTTCGTTGCCACTCATGGTGGCGATACGTTCCTTCGTGGCTATATTTATGCCTTGGGTGGTAAGTTCCGCGGTGTGGTTGAAGCCTTGGGCGGATTTTTCCGCGGAAAAGTAGAAACATCTGTTGACGGGAAACGCATTGTCATTGATCCGGATAAAAATACTCTTGAAATGTACACGACTGAAGGACATGCCACCTTGATATTAAGGTTCGACACATCATCGGACGGATGGGAATATGGTGATTTGATTTTGCGGAAATATGCAGGGGACCAATTGATACTAGAAACGACTGTATATCCGGAACGTATCAGAATACAGAATTATGTAGAAAATACGGATATCATTCTTAATCCCAATAACGTATCCTTTTATGGTTCTAAAGGCGAAACGCTGTTAGTCGGAATGAAACCGGTATATAATGGAGTGGGTGTGTATAAGCATGTGGCCAATATTGATTGCAGTAATTGGCCGGGAAAAGATGATGTTTCGTCAGGTCAGGTATATGTGGAATATGAGACAGTAGAAGGAGTCGTGACAAACGGGACTTTAAAAGTAAAGAAGTGATATGGAACTGAATAGTATTAACAAGACAGGTACTTGGAGTGAGGCGGCAGACCGTCTTAACAACAACTTTAGCAAGACTTCTACCGAACTAGAAAAGGTCAAGCAGAACGGTATCCGCAACAAGGGATTATTTTCTACTCTTAAATTGCTGGAAGAGGCTGTTCCATCTCCTGTTGTAGGTGACTGGGCTGTTGTGGGGGATACCATACCGGGCCCTATATATGAATGCAAGATAAAGGGGGCATGGAGTCCTACAGGCACGACAGGAGGTGGCGGAAGTGTTGACTTGAACGGATACCTGACAGCCGAGGAGATAGACGATGTAACATCAATATTATAAGAGTTATGATAAGAATTAATTATCAGTCCGATTTTAAAATCATAGAGAAGAGCCTGAATGGAGATATAAATACTCCCTTCCGGTTTACTTACCGCACAGTCCTGTCGGGGTGTGTTGTTGCGGAGTTTGACGGGCACGGGTACAAGAACTGCCGCAGGCTTGATGATGGTGGTCTGCTGGTCATTTTTGACAGGCATGGACTACGTCCCGGTGCTCTGTCGGTCAAACGCGAATACTATCTTTCCGATGCTGATTTTGCCGATGGCATCTGCAATCTTGTATCGGTGGAGAATACAGGTGTTATCCTCGTTGCCGGAAAGACGGATGAGAGCACGGCGGAGATCATTTCCTATCCGGATTATGCCGCATACAATGCGGTGCAGAGCGTCCCTCTGTCAGAGAGGGAGTATGATGATGTGCTGAGTGATTTTGTACCTCCTCTGCCACCGGAAGAGAAATAATGATTTAATAGTTAAATAAATAGTTACATAAAATAATGATAGCTTAAGTTCCCCCGGAACTTAGGCTAATAACAGGAGATATTATGGTAAAAATGCATAAACTGACCAAGGGTGGACAAACCATATTCCCGGCTACCATCTATGATGCGGTGGTCAACCCCAATACACGAAAAAGTCTGACTACGGAACTTTCAGAGTTAGAAAATGAGGAAATTTATTTAAAGACACAAATAGAAGGCTCTATAGATAAAGATCTTATAACAGAAAATACAGTATGGATAGATGGCACATGGGATTGGGAAACAAACTCGTCTGCAGGTAGCAGCCTTCAAAAACAAAATTATAAGCATACCAAATTGACAGATGTAGGATATTACGATACTCTAAAAATGTCAGGACTATCAGAGAAAGTAGACATCTCTGATATTTTTCCTTCAATTAGTATTTATAGTGGTAGCGAACAAATAGAATATTTGAGGGGTAGTTCTGCGGTTATTAATATGGATAAATATTCCGACAGAAGCAATATTAACATCATTATTCAAGCAAAACAAGATAATTCTATTATTCCTTCTGTTATTGCCAACAGCAAAGCTAAAGTAGTTAAGCCTGAAGAACTTATATCTATCCAATCTTCTATAAATAAATTGGAAGGGTTGAATAAAGATCTCATAGGTGCTTTTACTTGGAATAAAAAAAGATGGGAAACAGGAACAAATCAACCTAATGGTGGGGAGTTGGGATATAATGCTGTTCAAAAAATTTGGTATGCAAGGATTGACATTTCAGAATATGATAGTATTATTTGCGATGGATTATTAAATGGCTCATCCATAAGCACAAGTGCATCTGCATTAAATGGTATATGTATTTATGGTGATAATACCCTTGTTAAAGGAATTAGAGATGCAAGTGGTGAAACTATTATTAATACATCAGACTATTCCCAATATACCAAGCTGGAATTAATTTTACAATGTGAATCAACTTCAGATGATGAATTTATTCCAAAAAATGATTCAAGTATTATAGCCATAATGGATAGTTCTGTAGCTTCAAGAGAAGATTTTAATAATTTATCTGATTCTGTTGAATTTAATACCACAGAAATAGAAAAAATTAATTATTTAATTTCTGGAGCAGATAATATAGATATATTTAATTCTTTTACTTGGAATAAAAGAAGATGGCTTACGGGGGCAAATCAACCGAACGGAACAACTCAAGGTTATAATTCAATACAAAAATTATGGAGCACAGATAAATTAGATATATCTAATTATGATACAGTTACTATTAAAGGACTATCTAATAATGGTAGTCTGTCTAATAATACAAATAGGTTGTCATCTCTTGTTCTTTATGGGAATGATAATGTAATTTATGAATTAACAAACGGAACAGGACCGGTAACTATCAATACATCGGATTATTCTCAATATACAAAATTAGAACTTATATTACAGACAAAATCCACTTCAGACAATGAATTTATTGCTGTTGGGGAACCAAGTGTCGTTGTTTATAAAGCAGGAATCTCTTCTGAAAAGCCTAAGCCTAAAAGAGTTGTTATAGTAGGAGATTCACTGTGTGGTAATGATACGGCTCTTATAAGATACGAATTAGGTAATATATTAAAAAACAGAGGTTATGAACTAATTCCGCATACACAAGGAGGTGAAAAAACTATTGGCAATTTAACGAGGGCAGGAGGCATAGGTATAAGGGTTAAAGGTGAATTTACCATCCCAGCTAACGGCACTGTCATTTGTGCTTTAGAAAGTGCATGGATAAAAAGTGACGGAAATTATCAAGATACACCTTATAATAGTATATCTAGTGGTCAGAATGTACAAGTAGTTATAAATGGAATAAGAGGGAAACTGGCAAAGCAAGCCATTGACGCTGTTGGTATAGCATTTTATACAGAGAATGGAACATTTATAAAAAGTCTATCCGAGACAGGTACTCATTCAATACCATCTAGTGCAACAAAATACGCATTTACAATAAATAACCCAAATGTTGGAGAACCGCATATAACAATAAATGAAGATACAGTAGATATTGAAACCAATACAACAAGAGATGGCTATATAGACAGTAAGGGACAATATCATTACTCTGAATTATTCAAGTGCAGTGAGCTATTGCCTATCAATCAAGGGGAAATTTATTTTGATAGTTTGGCTACCTCTTTATTGTATGAATTTACAAGGTTGGAAGAAGGAAGAGAAACCAAGATAGGTGTAGGCAATGTGTTTTTTGACGCTGCATTGTATGACGACAAGGACTATCCTCATATATGGTTTACAGGTCAGAATTCTGGATATGAATCAGAAGAAGATTGGGCTAATATGGTTAGGTCATCTGCTAATAATTTTTCTGAGAAATATATTGTTTGTTCTACCCCTTTAGTTGCGACAAATGCTAAATTAATATATCAAGCTAATAAATGTTTTGGTGCAAGATATATCAATCTTCGCGCTTATACTCAAGGACAAGCAGTTTATGATGGACAAGCGTTAGGTATTATAGAAGGTCAATATACAGCATCGGATTATGAAACACTCTTTTGGCCCGGCAGTGATAAAATTCATCAGAATAATTTATTATCCTATATTTGGGCTGCTAAAATGTGGAATACTTTGCTTGAACTTGGTTATGTGGAGGGAGAAAGAATAGAAACCGGGGATTATTATCTACCATAACAGTAAAAGTTTTAATAATATGATACGAGAATTAATTATCAGAATAATGAACCATCTGTCTGCTGAAGTACACCCGGATGCGGAATGGTTTTAAGCATAAGGGCTGACCTTATCCCTAGGTCAGCCCTTAATAGTAAACTCATTACTCTGCAGATCCACTTGTGTCCTGTTTCAATTTTTCAATATAGTTTTTTAAAGTTTCTATATAATTAGGAACATCACTTTCCGCATATTTCCCAAAATCTTCAAATTGAAAATACGAAGGTGAACCATCGCTTATAATTGGATAAACTTGTTCCAATTCAGCTTTCATATATTTAGCGTGAGTAAACATATCATCCAAAGCATGTTTACGGTCTTTTTGGAGCCTCCCATTTTTAGATTTACATTTAGATTCCTTATATTTCTCTAAATGATATTCTAAACTAGATACTACTCGTTCTAATTGACTGATGTTTCTTTGTTTTTCATCCATATTCTTATATTTTTAAAATTTCAAGAACAAAATTAAAAAACATTTGATATAATGGTCTTGTTTGATATAAAATTTTATGTCGTAGCAATTCCCTCAACCGATATGGTCACATTCTCCATTATATTCTTCACTGTATAAATATCAAGTCCGGGAGCTGATAAAGTGCTGTCTTTGGCAACAGAGCTTCCATTAGCCTTTACGCTAGCCGAGCTACCATCGTATCCCTCCTGTATGGTCAGCTTTACACTAAACTCCCCACCTTCAGAAACGGGAGACACGCTGTTATTATATGCTTCAAGCTGATAGCCGTTTCCCTGCTGCATTGTAACAGTATATGTACGTGTGGAAGCCGCCATAGCCTCAATGTCTGCGACAGGAGTCATTTCCATCATTCGGGCAATTATCTCACGGGCGATCCTTTCATAGTAAGGTATGCCTCCGTGTGTCGGGTCAATGATGGTATTATCAGTATAATGGCTGTAAAACCAAGTCTTGTTCATATCATTGATACCGGTCTGCAATTTGGATTCAACGTATTTGATCCCCCACAGATTCAGAACCTTGATCATGTCAGCGGAAATATTGTTTACCGCGGTAGAAGTTTCACACACGTGAGGAGGTAAGACAAACAGGATATTGATGTTACGTGCGACAAGCACCTGATTAATTCCGGTGTAATCCACCTCATTATAGTATCCTTTCACTTTCATATATCTGTAGTATAATTTGGACAGGAGCACATTGATCGCTCCGCAAAGTGTGTTTGTATCATGGTTCGATATGGAAATATCTCCCAATGTGTAGCCGCCTCTGTCGTTGGTTCCTCCTGCGACATTTATCAATACCGCATCTTCTGCGAGAGCATTGATACGGATATCCTGCCAGAAAGCATTACCATTTGAGCCGCTGATACGCGTTCCTCCGATTCCGTGCCATTGTGACATCGTACCTAACATCCGGTCTATAAAAAACTGGTATCCGGGATTCTGAGAGATGCTGTCCCCCAATGTATCAGTAATCTTGCCGGTCCACCATGTTCTGACATCCCAGTTATGGACTATCTGGTAAAGATACAGATAGTCGGTCGGCACAGCCTGCTTCACATGACTGATATACGGTGTCCTGTTTCCACCTCCGCCCAGTTTTACCATCAAATCGCCTGTCTTGTTATTAATGTGGTATTCAAACCGTATCTTGGAGGTTCCTTTACGGGCGGCGAACATAAGATAAGGGGAACTGCCACCTTGTGTGTTCAGTTCCCGTTTCGGAATATATGTGCCATCATCTGTATAACAATATATATGTCCTGATGTAACACCCTGAACGGAAATGACTCCTTCTGATGGACAGTCTATAAAATCCGTGATACGGTATGAGGGATTGGATACAACCGCACCGGTTGACGCGTCAAGATACGCATTGGTCAGATTGCCGTTAAACAGATTGTATGTTTTTGTTTCAGCGAGCGACAGGCTCTCACCTATCTTCTCCCACTGTGCATTCTTTCTGCCATAAATACGGTCATCCACTGGCGCTTCTTCTACCGCATTGATTTCTTTCAGCAAGTCGGGATTTTTAATCCAATACTCCGCAGAATTGGAAGGGGAGTCGTTGGTCACAACCAAAGAGGACACATTACTGGTTATAATCATGTTGACCTCTTCCATGTCTGCTATATCCACATAATCCGCAATCTGAAAATAGGATGCCGGAAGTCCCATGCCCGTCTGCGTCTTGAACGAACCGGTGGTTATTATAGCACCCTTATAATCCAGAATAAAAAATGTCACGCTATAATATTGGTTTGCCCAAATTTTATCGGTATTCTTTACTTTAAATATCGGATAAATGGCCCATCCATCAGAATTCTGCATATAGCCGGTAGCGCCTTTTATAAACCGCACATTCAGTAGTGCGTTTTCCATATCAAGCATGGAATTTCCTCTCACTCTATAATCACTCAGAACATTGACCGGAAGATCGTACTCCTTGTTCCAGTAATTGACAAGGTTCTCAAGAAATATTTTACCACCATTCTTGGCAAAACACATTGAAACCTTGGTGTAAACGAGTTTGGTATTCAGAGTGAATGAGTACGTTCCAATTTCTGTATTATAACTGAAGCCTCCTGTATCATCATCTATATATGCCAACGCCGTAGGGGTGTTACCCGTATTCTTCAAAATATCCTTGAATAGAATAAACGCCGGACTGTCCTCCCTGCTGACCTCAATACAAAGATAATCACTGTCATTTACATATTCTTTTGTTCCGGCAATAATCTTGACGTTATCTCTTATCACAATCTTGTCGTACAACGTTGTGGAATTATCAACAAGTTTCATCACATAATTAGAAAGGGAGTCATTTGGAGCTAATTCAGCTAGTTCCATAGCCAGACTCTTGCGTGTTTTGGGATTGACCACTGCGTCATAGATGGTAGCCGGGAATATGGTTTGGCCGCCCTTGGTCAGTTTATGCATTTTTGCCATAATATCTCCTTTCATCCGCCTAAGTTCCGGGGGAACTTGGAAACAGCATTGAAAATGAATCAGATAAGTTCTGTTCAAAAAATAGGGTAGAACAAAAGATATTTTTCTTAGGATTCTACCCACTTTCTACCATGTATCTATTTCTACTATATTTTTAGGTGAAAAAGTTTGAAACAGGAATGTGAGTTTTTATCTTTGCAGATGTGTAAGACCAAGAGCTTGTTGCGGATTAAATTCCGTAGCAGGCTCTTTTTTTATTGTCATATCATGGCAATGGATTTCGGGGCTTTGGCAGCGATGATGCAAACGGATAGGGATATCTTTGAGGTGTGTATTTTTATAATTCAGATAAACAATAGACGAAATGGAATTAAACGACTGGTTGGCTATAATCGGGGCTTTCGGAGGATTGGAGGCTGTCCGCTGGGGTGTCACGTTCTGGGTGAACCGCAAGACTAACGCACGGAAAGAGGATGCGTCCGCCGATTCGATGGAGGATGAGAACGAGCGTAAGCAGGTTGACTGGCTGGAAGAACGCATCGCCCAGCGTGACGCCAAGATTGATGCGTTATACGTTGAGCTTCGTAATGAACAGTCTGATAAGCTGGCATGGATTCATAAGTGCCACGAGCTGGAACTGCAATTGAAAGATGCCGAGCATAA